CTCTTTTTCCATCTTTTAATTCTACAAAGCTTCTTCCTTTTCGTTTAATGGGTTTCACTCCAGTTACCTCCTATCTTATATTCGCCAGTTAAAGGGCAGTCCATATTAAAATGTTCTCCTGCTTTCTGTAAAGCAGTTACACCAAACTGTCCTACCTTATCGGCATCTGTATCTTTAACTTCTAGTTGCCACTCATCATGAATGTTTGCAACAAACTTAGCATCAAGACCTTCATTTTTAATATACTGATCTAAAAAAATAAGTGCTTGTTTCATAACTATAGCACCTCCACCTTGTAATAAAGTATTTAATGAAGCATGTGGACTTCGTACATATATCTTTCTACCATCTAATCCTTTGAGGTATCCTCTTGCTCCTGCTTCTTTAGCTCGTTCTGTAAGAGTTCTAAGTGATGGTAAATTGCTGAGGAAATTAGCCTTAAGTTTCTTACCTGAGCTTTGGTTCGCTTTAATGATCTTTCCAATTTTCGCATCTCCCGCTCCGTATAGGAAGGCATAGATGAAAGTCTTCGCCTGATCTCTTGATTTAAGTGATGCAAGTTTTTGATTAGTAGTGTGTATATCGCCGTTGATAATTTCATTTGTATACTCCTCATCTTTCATGTA